GCAGTTTGGACCAATCGTCTCGAACCGGTTTTCCCTGCCGGCGAGAGCCTTCTACCCAACTGGAGTTATTATGACCAGTTGGATGAAGTGGACTTCCTCGAACCCGGTGCCGAGGTGCCTGTAAAGGTCACCTTGGTTCCTAAGACGTTGAAGACTCCTCGAGTTATTGCCATGGAGCCCACCTGCGTACAATATATGCAGCAAGGGATTCTGAGGTGTTTCCTCGAGCATTTTGGGAGAGATAGACTCCTCCCAGAATTTATCGGATTTGACGACCAAGTCCCTAATCAGGACCTAGCGCGACAAGGTTCGCTTGATCAGCGAACTGCAACACTCGATTTGAGTGATGCTTCCGATAGGGTCAACAATCAGCTCGTGCGTGCTATGTTACGTCCATGGCCTAGTTTGTCTCAGGCTGTGGATGCAACTCGTTCGCGTCGGGCTGTCTTACCAGATGGCCGTGTTATACGGCTGTCGAAGTATGCGTCTATGGGTTCAGCACTCTGCTTCCCCGTGGAAGCGATGGTCTTTACGACATTGATCTTCTTAGGGATCCAGCGGTCGCTCAACCAGCCACTTTCCCGACGTGACCTGCGAAGGTACGTCGGTTCGGTGCGCGTCTATGGGGACGATCTAATCGTTCCTGTGGACCACGTGCAATCAGTGATACAGACGCTCGAACATTTCGGTGCTCGAGTTGGTCTGGACAAGTCTTTCTGGACTGGAAAGTTCAGGGAGTCTTGTGGTCGGGAGTTCTTTAATGGAACGGACGTTAGTATTGTCCGTGTCCGGCAAGCTTTTCCGACATCACTTCAGGACGTTTCCGAAGTAGAATCGATTGTGTCGCTAAGGAACCAACTCTATATGAGTGGTTACTGGAAGACCTGTCGATGGTTGGACGAGGTCATCGGGGGGATGCTAAAGTATTTCCCTGTGATTTCTCCTTATTCTTCGGTGATGGGCAGGGTGTCTTTTCTTGGTTACCAAACCGAGAGACTTCACCCAAGTCTCCATAGTCCCTTAGTCAGAGGCTATGTAGTGGAGGCCAAACCTCCTAGAGATCATCTAGGGGGGCCTGGTGCCCTTCTTAAGTGTTTGCTCAAGTTGGACACGAGTGATTGGTTAAGGGGTCAAGTCCCCTGTCACTCATCCGACATCGATGTTGACCTCTCCGATTGGAGAGATCGCCATCGCCTCTCGAGGATTCGTCCTCCTGAGGTTAATGCGCAGCACTTAGAACGTTCTGGACGTCCTAAGTCGTCAGCACTAAAACTTAGGTGGAGTTCACCCCTCTGAGGTGGTGATCGGGCCAGTAATTCCAGCCCGAGGGAGAGTCTGAAGCTCGAAGCTAGACGGTTAATTACCGTCCGCTTCGTTCTGGCCACATCTGTACCCCCGTAGGGGGACGGAAGTGGTGAGACTCTTGGAGCGTAGTGATACGCTCCTG